CTTATCTTCGGTTAGCCGGTCTTTTGGAATTCTTACTAAAAAATTCAATTCCAAAGGAACTCCTAATGCAGGGGTTGACCATCCGGATTCAGGAAAATAAATGTCACTACTGTATCTCAGGTTCAGTTTCCTTAGATGATCTTTATAAATTGTGCGAACATCATCAAGTGGACCTCGACAGTACGAGTAAAAAATAATAGAGAAATAGTTCATGATTATATAATTTATTGGTTTTGATAGCTACAAAGGTAGCAAAACTATTTCGGTTCGGGATGAATAGGAATAGTGTTTTTCTCACATGCAAGATAAGAACTTTCACGAGTGGCTTACGGATTCGGGTCGGTGCCGGATGCTTGCGCAAATTAAAAATGTTTTATTATGGAAATGTTTGGTAATATACGGTGCGTGACTTTCGCTGAGCTGGTGACTCAGGGAGGAATCCTGAGTGAACCGAACTATAAGAAGAAAGTGCGTGAAGGGAAGATTCGGGTGCTTCGTCCTGGAAAGGGAAAAGGTTCTTGTGCTCTTATTGACTACGTTTCCCTTTATCGTCCCATCAAAGAGGCTTACGACATCAAGTATCCGGATGCAGAACAAAAGTTGAAAGAACAAATCAAAGAAGAAACCATGAGTGATACATTAAGAACTGATAGCAAGGCTATTGTATTCTACCGTGATAAATTTACATTATCCGATGGTAGTAGTTTGACAGATGTGAAGCAGGCAGAATATGTACTGAATGCCCAAGTGATGAATGAAATGATCCGTGTGGAGAATGAAATGAAATCTCTGCACAGGAAGAGTGGTTATTCACACTCCAGGGAAATTTGGGAGGCTGTAATGGGTACTTGTGAGAAACTTCGTTCGCTGTATCAACATACGCTTCCCGCTAATGCTGCTCGTCTGCGTGAAAAGTACAATGCTTATAAGAAGTATGGGTATGAGGTATTGATCAGTGCCAAGAATGGTAACCAGAACACTCGTAAGATCGGACCGATGGAAGGACGCTTGTTGCTAAAACTAAAACGTAGTAAGTTTCCTATTTATAACGACTCTCAGATATTTGAGGAGTACAATCACCAGGCGATAGAACGTGGACTGAAACCAATCAAGTCCATGACCACTCTTCGCAATTATCTGTATGATCCTGCCGTGATGCCACTTTGGTTTGCTGCCGTATATGGAATGCAGAAGTGGAAATCGAAGTATTCTTCTTTATTGAAAACACAGCTCCCGCAGATGCGTGACGCTCTTTGGTATTCTGATGGTACTAAGCTGAACTTGTACTATAAAAATGCGGATAATAAAATGTGTACCACTTCTGTTTACGAAGTTCTTGACGCTTATAGTGAGACGCTAATTGGCTACGATATCGCTCCGAAAGAAACTTTTGACAGTCAGTACCGGGCTTTCCGGCAGGCAGTAGAATTCGCTGGTGTTCGTCCCTATGAAATTGTAAATGATAACCAAGGTGGACACAATAAGCTGGCGGCGCGAGGATTCTTCGACAAGATTGCTATCCTTCATAAACCCACCATGCCATACAACGGTCAGAGCAAAACAATAGAAAGCGTCTTCGGCCGGTTCCAGCAGCAGATACTCCATAAAATATGGTATTTCACCGGGCAGAACGTGACAGCTGTAAAGATGAACAGCAAGCCCAATCTTGAATTCATAGAAAAGAATGCTTACGCTCTTCCTACTCTGGAAGAAGTGAAAGAAATCTACCGTCAATGCCGTGAGGAATGGAACAATGCCGCTCATCCGGCTACCGGTATCGCTCGGATTGACATGTACCGCATGAGCGAGAATCCGGAAACATCACCCGTGCAGCCGGTTGAACTGATTCAGATGTTCTGGCTCACAAGCGCCAAAGAGGTGACCTACACCAATGCCGGGCTGAAAATAGAGATCGACAAGCAGAAATATGAGTACGAAGTTTATGGCGAAGACGGGCTTCGTAATGAACAGTGGGCACTTCGTAACACAGGACGCAAGTTTCGTGTGATGTATGATCCGATGGATATGACCCGTATTGAACTTTGGGAACCGACCGCTTCCGGATTGAAATACAGTATAAGCGCAACTCCGCGAACCGTCATCAACCGTGACACACAGACTCGAACTGCTGATCAGACTTCCTTCATGCGTCGAACTGTCGACCAAAATAAGGAGACAATGGCGCTGATCCAACTCAGCACAGAAGATTTCGATCTGGACGAATCCATCGCAGCCGAACTCTTTAACCTCTCCACTCCGCAACCGAAGAATGTGAGCGAAAAGAAAATGAAGGAAGTGCGTGAGAAATATGAAGCCGGAACGCTACAATCCCCCATATCCCTGCCGGAAAAACTGGCGATTGAAGAAGAGGATGACGGCACGGAACTGGCATATTCCACTACCGGAGAATATACCAAAGTGACTTCCAATCTCACATTTGATGATATCGACTGCCTTGAACGCTATTAGAATGACGAAAAATAACTGTTTAAACAATATACGAAACAATGAAAGAATTAAGCCTTGAGCATAAGAATGCTATCCGTGACGCACTGAGTGCCTACTGTGACAACTACCTGTCCCGTAACCGTGCGGCTGAAAGCCTGAACGGTGTGAGTGCCGCCACTGTATCTACCATAGTGAACAGTAAATATGCCAATATCTCTGACGATATGTTTATTCGCATTGCCACGCAGATCGGATTCAGTTTCGATTGTTGGGAGATTCACGAAAGCATAGCCTTCAAAGAAATATCCTTCATGATGACTGATGCACAGATGTATAAGAACGTCACATGGATTGTAGGTGATGCCGGGTGCGGAAAGACTACCGCTACCATCGACTATCGCAAAAAGCACCGGAACGTCTTTTATATCCTCTGTTCCGAAGATATGAAGAAAAGCGACTTCGTACGTGAGATATCCAAGCAGGTGGGCGCTCCTACCGATGGGACTAACCTTCGGGATATGCTGGAGTATGCCATTTCGATGATCGCCTTTTTGGGTAATCCGCTTATTATTTTCGACGAGGGCGACAAACTGACGGATAGCGTATTCAATTACTTCATTTCCATTTATAATCGTCTGGAAGGTCATGCGGGAATCATTTTCCTTTCTACCAATTATATCAAACGTCGCCTGGAGAATGGGCTTCGTTATAACAAGAAGGGTTATAAGGAAATATACAGCCGTATCGGCCGTCGTTTCTTCGAGGTAAAAAGCACGACCCAAAATGACATTCACGCTATCTGCCAGGCTAACGGGCTGACGGATGAAGCGGAAATAAAGAAAGTATTGAAAGACGCAGAGGCTAGCGAGAACGACTTGCGACGGGTGAAACGCTGTGTACATAGCCGCAAACGTATCATGGACGCACGTGCCAGGAAAGGAGAAGCGGAATAATGGGGCGAGCCAAGTCTGTAAGCGAATTACTGGCTACGAAGATTGAAACTTTCCCTTTCCGGAATGAATGGTATGATGCGTTTGGCGAACCGGAACGGAGAGGTGTCTGGATAGTTTGGGGAAATTCCGGGAATGGTAAGACCACATTTGTGGTGCAGCTTTGCAAATACTTATGTCAGTTTGAACGAGTGATTTACGACAGTCTTGAAGAGGGAGCCAGTCTGACGATGAAGAATACATTGTTACGATGCGGAATGCTGGAAGTGAACCGTCGGTTTCTTCTTCTTGACAATGAGCCGATAAAAGATTTGAGTGAACGACTGTTGCGACGAAAATCTCCGGGAATTGTGGTGATTGACAGTTTCCAGTATACGCAGATGACATATAAGCAGTATATCACCTTCAAGGAAAAGCATAAAGACAAGCTGATTATTTTCGTAAGTCATGCGGATGGAAAGCTTCCTTCCGGGCGTAGTGCCCGTAGCGTGATGTACGATGCTTCGCAGAAAGTTTACGTAGAAGGTTACAGAGCTTTCAGTAAGGGACGGTTCAACGGACCGAAAATGCAGATTGACGTATGGTCGGAAGAAGCCGAAAAATACTGGGGAGATAAATATCAATGATAATAAAAGTTACAGTTATGAGAACAACAAAAGATAAAATAATCACTCCGCAACAGATGAAGGCGCTGCATGCAACTTTTCATCGAATCGGTATGGATGATGATGCTCGTCACGACTGCATTTCTTCTTTCACGGACGGGAGGACGCAGAGCAGCAAAGAGCTTTCCTTCGACGAGGCTCGCAGATTACTAGCATCACTCAACGAGGATCAGGCAGAGAAAGCACGTGAGGAAGCAAAAAAGTTGGTAAAGGCTATTTTCTGTCTGTCTTTTCAGATATCCTTCCTGAATAAGGGATATGCCAATGATACGCAGGAAGAATTTCAAATGAATATCGCTAAGTTGAATGTCTTTGCCCGCAGCAAAAGTGCCGCACGAAAGAATGTGTCTGAGATGTATCCGTCTGAGTTGAAAGCATTCAAGAAACAGCTGGAAGCCATCGCATATAACGAAAATAATAAATCTAAAAACAAGAGATCATGAGAAAGAATCAGGAAATAAATAAGGCGGTTGCCATTCTTCGTAAGAAGGGTGATTTGGTTAGCCTGGAACAGGCTTCGGTTCTTAGTGACAAACTAAATGACCGAAGTGTCTTCGATAAATATGTGGCAGGTGTGGCAGAAGCGGACCGTAATGAAGGCATTTATTATGCTTGTCGTGACGCAGCTAGATTTTTGAAAGGAGAATTGACGCTGAATGAACTGATTCCGGATCATGAACAAGAAGAAGATGATATTACTGAATCGGCAGAAGAGATGGTCACTGTATCCGCTTCAGAGTTTAAGAAGTTGTTGAGACGTGTAGAACGTTTGGAACGCCGTATAGGATTGCAGAAGAAAATAGCTGTAACCAAGCGTAAAAGAATTGAGGAAGCCTCTGTCGGTGATCTTATTTCGCAGATAGAAGCTTGCAAATATGTTGGATGCAGCAAGACTACTATCAAACGTTGGGCGGACAACGGATTTATAACGGGATATCAGAAGGGACTGAATGTTTATTACAGCAAGCGCGAACTGGATCGCAGTGCTGTAGTAAAAGAACATAGGCTAAACAGAAAGGAGGAGAAAAATGGCTGATGAATCTGATTACTGCATGTCCTATCGTATGTCGGAGGCACAGCGACTTGAATTACAAATCAGAAGGGATGAAAAACGATGGAGTACCATCTTTGATACTCTGATGGAACGCGACTTGATAGAACATTCAAGAGAGTCAGACAAGCTGCTGGAGGATTGGAATAATCTGAACACCCGTATCGAAATGAACCGTACCCGTCTTGCCCTGTTGAAATCCTCCTCGGAACTGACAGAAGAAGAAAAGAAACGTCGTCCCGGACCGGGCGGCAGCGAAAGATTTAATATAAAGTACTGAATCAACATAGTATAAATGATCAAAAAACAAGTTTTATGGCAAAGACAAGAGTTAAAAAAGTAGTGATCTCCGGCATAACATCGGAGCAGGCGGAAATCGCTTTCAGTGAATTTGCAACGGCGGATGCCAAAGTGCAGAACATCCAGAGTAAAATGGACATGGAGATCACCCGTATTCGTGACAAATATGCGGATATATTGGCTGAACAACAGGCTATCCGGGAAAAGAACTTTGAGATCATGCAGATATTCGCTACGGAACATCGTGAAGAGTTGTTCTCCAAACGTAAAAGTTACGAAAGTGCTCATGGGACATTCGGTTTCCGTACAGGAACTCCGAAACTTAAGAATGTCAAAGGCTTTACCTGGGCATCTGTCACCAATCTCGTGAAGGAATTTCTTCCCGGTTATATCCGGGTGAGCGAGGAACTGGCAAAGGATCGTCTTCTTGCTGATCGTGATAAGGAAGAAGTTGCCGGGCAATTATCCAAATGTGGTATGGTTGTAGTACAAGATGAATCATTCTATGTGGAACCCAAGAAAGAAAACGAGCAGCCAGCCTGAGTATTCATATGCTCCCATATATAGTCGCTGGGCGGTTTACCGCTGGACGGAATCCGGAAACATCAGTACGGGTGATAAGGTGGCGGAGTTCCCCACCCGCGAGGAGGCAAGGAGAGAATGTTATCGGCTGAACGGATGGAAATACAAAGAATTTAAGAGATCATGAAATTCATCTATAAGAGTAATCTCCGACGCGAACAGATGCCGGTATGGCTCAAATACATTACGGACATCACATTGGAAGAGATCAATGAATTTTTCCCCATCGGTTCCGCTTTCGAATTTGACTATCTGAAATGGGCGATAGAAGATGATCTGAAATCTCTTCCTGTAAAGAGTGAAGTATCAACGGAACTGGTGACGGAAGAAGAGCAAAGAGTAATTTTCATCAAGCGCTCCGGACGAATACTGGTCTCAATCTATTTTAAATAACAATTAATCAACAATTAAACAACTTACAATTATGGCAATGCACACATGGTTTGAATGTCGTATCCGTTACGAAAAAGTGATGGAGAACGGAATGCAGAAGAAAGTAACGGAGCCTTATCTGGTGGATGCTCTCAGCTTTACAGAAGCGGAAGCACGGATTATCGAAGAGATGACTCCATTCATATCCGGAGAATTCACTGTATCGGATATCAAGCGGATTAATTACAGTGAGCTGTTTCCAAGTGATGATGAAGCTGACGACATTTGGTTCAAATGCAAATTAAGCTTTATCACATTAGATGAAAAGAGTGGAGCAGAGAAACGTACCTCTACTAATGTATTAGTACAGGCTTCTGATTTAGGGCGTGCAAAGAAGAATCTCGATGCGGGAATGAAAGGCACGATGGCGGAATACCAAGTTTCATCGGTGACGGAGACGGCTATCATGGATGTCTATCCTTATACTGCACCGGAAGAAAAATCCGAGTTCAAGGATGAAAAAGCGAACTGATGAAATGAGACTTGTGCCACCAAAGCGGATGCCAACGGTGGCACAAGTTTATGAGAGCAAACTTCCGGTTTCGCTCATCATCCATCGGAAAGATCATACGGGAATGATTCCCGTAACGGCGGAATATGAAGTTGGAATAATGATGCGTTTGATCAACTGCTGACAGATGTCGCACGAAAATTGAAAGTTTTATGAGCAAGAAACAACAAACCTTATTGATTACTCCACCTTTATTATCAAAGGAACATCCTTATGAAATGGAGGCATTTACCGGATTTGAGTGCAGTAACTGTCACGGTAGCGGTTGGGTTCTTGCATTGGGAGAACGTAACGAAACAGTGAGAAACACTTGCCCTGTCTGTGGAGGTAGCGGAAGATTAAAAGCGGTGGTAACCACAAAGTGGATGCCGGATAAGAAAGAAGAATAATCAATGACATAAAAATGAACAGCCAAAGCAGTATTAGCAGTATCACATTTGGTCCGTGAGGCAAAGCCAAGAAAGGACTATATCAATCATTTCCGGCAATCGAAACCCCTTGAAGGTATTTATCTTTCAGACTTTATCCGGGAAACAGTTGAAAAGAAATCACGGCGCAAGCCGTCAAACTCACTAGCTGTTTACAGTGCCCTGATAGGACATATAAACAGTTTCTCCGCAGAATACGATTGTGACATATTCACCAATTCCGTCACAGAAGAGTTCATTGAAGATTTTATTATTTACCTTGAGAATGTTGGTTTGCGGCATAATACGATTGTAGGTTACATTATGAAATTACAATCTATGGTTCGCAAGGCTTCACAGTACAATTATGCCGTCGACCCTACTTATAATCAAATAGACTTGCATCTGGAAGAAACTTTTGCAGTCTTCTTGAGCATGAATGAGATTACGCGCATCTATTATTATAAGTTTAGGAAACAGGATAGCAGAAGGGCGAAGGAGAAGATACGTGATCTGTTCGTTGTTGGTTGCTTGACAGCATTGCGTTATTCGGACTATTCAACGCTGACGCAGGACAACTTCCAGAACGATTTTATCGTGAAGCGTACAAAGAAGACCAATGTCACTGTAAAGGTTCCAATGCATGATTATGTTCGCGAGATTATAGCCAAGTATGGTGGTAATATCCCTAACGGACTTTGCATTCAGTACTTTAACAAATATCTTAAACTGATCATGCACGAAATCGGATTGACAGATAAGATTACTTACTCATACACAGTAGGTGGTAAAATAAAGACTGTGACAAAAGAGAAATGGGAACTAATCTGCAGCCATACCGCTCGTCGTTCAGCCGCGACAAACCTTTATTTGACAGGAAGAATGAAAACGCTGGAGATAATGCGACTTACAGGTCATAAGACTGAACAAAACTTCTTCAGGTACATTCGCTTGACGAATGATGATACAGCAAGATCAATAAGCGGAGATATGTTTTTTAGAAAATAATAATCGGGCGTCTGCCTGTCATCAGGCAAACGTTAAAATATAAGTAAGAAAGAAACGGGGCGGGTTAAACGGTATCATTGCCCGCATTAAGAGGATACCTTGTGTGCCTGCACCAGTGTTAAGGTTTTCACAAAACCAAAGGATGACAGCCGGGAAAGACCGGCATTTATAATATTCAAAAAATTCAGAAAGGAACAAAATTATGACATTAAAACAAGCCCAAAAATTGTATGAAGATTCAGTACAGGCAAAAATGACTCATGCCGACAACTGTATGACTCAATCGCAACTTGAATATATTGGCAGAACCATTTGGGGATTCACTCCCGACAAACAAGCAAAGGTGCTATTCACCAAGATAGGTAAGAGAGTATCTACTGTTATAGCATCAAAAGAAGCATTTATTAAAGAAGTTGGTAAACCTATTGTCTGCAAATGTCCAGTATGTGATATGTATTATTTGGCTTATAGAAAGCCCGTCGATGCTCACGATGAACTAACTGCTCAGTGTCCAAAATGCGATTCACTTGGTTGTGATTCGGATATTGTACACTTGGAGACAAACCGTAAGTTTTGGCTAAATGACAAGATCACTAAAATTCTTGTTCCCAACAAAGATCCGGAACGAGTAGCAACTATGTATGATTCGGCTGCGGAAGATTTCCCGGCACAATATGATATGCTACTGCCTGATGGTAAGAGATGTTCTGATTGCGTAAAAAGTAATACCTGTTGCAATGTATTTGGTCAGAAGGAAAGTGACACTACCTGCCAATGGCATCCTTCCAGATATTCACCGAAGGAATAACCCTCAAAACTAAGATAATAATGAATAAAGATAATATTATTCCACCTATGACGCATCCTTATGGGATGTGTTGGCAACAGCCGCCAACTTACTTGATACTAATTGATGATACTCATGCAGTGATGAGTAGACTTGATTTTGAAATACTCATGGATTATACTCGTTCTCAACCGTCAGCTCTCTATAATGGTAAAATGTGGAAAGCACAATATGAGAATGAAGGTGCGTTGAAATGGTTTCTTTGCTATTGTTTCAATGAGAATGAGAAGACGAATGAGATAGACATTGCATATCGTGAAATTTTGATAATTGACTAATAACAAGAAAGATATGAATATACAAGAAATAAGAAATAGATACGCTAAAATGGTATCAACCATTGAAGATGCTGGAATATACGATGGTCGGGGAACATTTGATTTGTATCAGTGTGAAAAGTGTTTCCGTGAGAAAATAACGACCTACGCCGATAAAGGTGTAACTCCTTTTATTATTGGGTGTAGTTGCGGAGGTAATATGCAGCATACAAAGACTTTTAAATCTGTTCCATATTACATTCGAGTATTCAAATGGAAAAGACCTACAATCGATCAGACAATAAAATTGCCTGATAGGCAAATCGAACATGTCCTTAATGGCGGGTTAATATTAGATTCTGATTTATACACGCCTGCAAGCGAATCAGTAAAGAAGTCGTTAGAAAAGACACCTGAGTTTATTCCACCTCTTACAAGGCAACAGCGAAGAAAAATGGAACGTGAATCTAAAAAGAAGAAATAACTCAATACAAAGTAGAAAGGAGCAAAATAAATATGCTCTTACTATAAAATAAGAGCATATTGTAATCTAGTCAAATTTGATATCGAAAACTACATCCATAGGATGAATATCATAAGGGATTTGTTTAACATCCATGTATCCTTGGATAATCATTATAGCTTTTTCCTTAGCTTTTTCCTTACTGTAATTTTCGTTCTCAAAATCTTCTTTAGTAGGGTAATTCATTTCCCCCCTAGTGAAGTGCCTTTCACCATTTAATGTGAAATTAATAATGTAGTTAGCCATAAATTATATATTTAAAAAATTATACCACAAAGGTATGTTTTGAGATTTAACTGTGCAATAGAATAAATATTTCACTTATATCATCGCAAGTAACTTGCTTATAGTCTTGTTAGTAAAATACTTATTATAGCCTTGGGCGGCTTTATAAAACCCTCAAATATATGGAACCATTCATTCAAAGAGTTATAGACGAAAAGGCAGAACTGGACGAACGTGCCGTAAAACTGGGTGATTTCGTAAAGTCCGAGAAGTTTCATTCATTGGATTCTGAGATGCAGAGCTTGATGGTTGAACAATATGACGTGATGAAACTGTATTCAGTAATTCTTGGCAAACGTCTTGAATTACTTGATGCTTAACATTAATCGAGAGAAACTTCGGTTTCCCTCGAATCAAATCTCTGAAATAAATTAGCGAGTAAAAGTAATGCGTGTCAATAAATCTAGTATCTTTGTTAAAAAAATAAATAATTTGTTTTTATGAATTTGAATATGACTAGCTTCTTTAATTTGAAAGAAGAACAAGTGAAAGTTGTCCATGAGGTTTTAGACAGTAAGGAGAATGATTTGTTGGATTTTAAAATGCTTGATGTAACCTATAATATTAATATTTATTATAAAGAAAAGCATGAGCAATTTATTTGTACATGCTTTATGTATGATGAAATTACATACTATAATGTATTAGAACATTTACGCGAGTTAATTAACGAATCTGTTTTCCAGGAATTTAGTTATCAAGATTACATTAGCCAATGTGATACTTTTGTTCCAGGATACGGAAAGGTAGAGCGAGGTTTCATGCCTAATTATTATATGGGGAAGCCCGAATTGATCCATCCGGAAGGGATTAATTATGAGAACGTTAGAGAAAAACGTATTCTTAAAGCATTACGAGTTGAAACGAGATTGAAAAATATCTTTGAAGATGATTTTTTATATTTCTGTAATTTAATAAATGAGGAATTTAACAATGAAGTCAAAAAAGCAGATATCTCAAGTTTATCTCTTAGTGTATGTATTCTATTTCAAAAATTATAACTAATAGCATAGTAACGGATCAATTCGAGGAGTACCTCGGAATGATATTCAATAAAAAAAATAAAAATGAATTTTATAGCAAGACAACCTAATGGGCTTTTATGCCGATTTTCAACGATAACAGATACTATTACTGATTATAACTTGACAGATGAAGAATATATTGAAATGTGTGCCCAAAAGGCAAGAGAAGAAGCTCGAGAAACATTGAAACATTCTCTTCGTCCATTTGAACGCGTAAAAGAGTCTTTTCGACCTGTCAATATGAGTAATAGCAAGTTTAATAAGATTCTGAGATTAATGGAAACAGAAGTAGTCAGATAAAAGAAAGCCGCTGCAAGATGGATGTAGCGGCTTTCTTTTTCTTTAATGCAATATGTTTTACGCAGATTTAGTTGTACCCAAATGCTATTATCATTATTTTTGTATCAGGTAATCAATCAGTATTTCGGGATATGAAGAAGAATCGGACAAAAATCATAGGACGGAGCTATGCTCATAAGGTTAGCGAGATACTCCGCATTTACGATGAACATGCACGGAGTGGCTTGAGCAACCGTGAAATCCTTCGTAGATATATCTGGCCTCTTTATCCTATCTGCGAAAAAACTTTCTATAATATCATCAACGCCAGTGCTGATCCACGCATTATCCGTCAACAGGATGAGCTGAAACGTCAGCTTTCGTTGTTCTGAATCTCATCCGCTACCGTAGTAATATATTCCGTTTCATAAACTTTAACACCTCCCGGTAATGAAAACTGGCGGCTGGTCCGACGTATCAGGACGGTATCACATCCGTCGAACCGCCAGCCGTGCAGATAAGAGTTTAAACGTTTTGCCAGCGTGAGACGTTCGGTGACGTGCTGCTCCTGCGTACTGCCATAATGGGTATCATCATAACAGTCGAAAGCAAGCCGGACGGTGATAGTCGTTTTTCCGTGCTGGAGACCGTTCTTGATATTGTCCCAGACGGTTTGAGGGATACTGATCAGGACGCAGGGGAATGTTACCGGATACTGGTCTTCTCCGTTAGTGAGTGCTTCCAGTTGTCCGCAGTCTTCATCAATGAGGGTAATTGCACTACCCATCTTGTCGGCTATTTGTTGTTGAAGGTCGTTGAAAAGTTGTTCCATAATGCTGCTTTTAAATATTGATAATCTTTTGAATTTCCTGCTGTAGCTTATCGCTTATCTTTTTTGTCAGTTCCGATCCGGGTGTAGATGGCATGAACTGGCGTCTGGGAATGTGTACGGTAAGCTTGGTCTTTTTCGTCAGTGCGAGACGTTTCCAGTTCAGCGCCTCTTCAGAGGCATTCTCTTCACGTTGTCTACGAGCTTTCCCGCCATGTTTCATTTTCCGTTTGATACCGGTGGCTTTATAGTACATAGCCCAGGCAAAGCGACGCATCTTTGGGGTGACGGTGGGGCTTATGACACCTCCCCGGTTGTGTAATCCGGCATAAGGCACGCGGGTGAAGACCGTAACGGTTCCGTTGCCCGGTGCATATTCAATGCTTCCTGACAGATGGTTTCTGCCTGAAAGCAATGGACCGTACCGGGAGTCCGCCACTTTCCCTCCGTTTCTCTGCCGCTCTGTCTCCTGCCATTTGTGGAAGCCATTATGGGTGAAACCACCCTTGCGGAAATCATCCTCAATATGCCGTTTGGCGATATTTCCGACGATGACCGGCATCTTTCGTCGTACGAGATCCTTAAGCTGTTCCTGTTTTTGCAGAATCCTACGGTTAAATTCCTGAATATCCATTTGTATCTTAAATAAATCTTTCCGTCAAAAAGGTTTTCACTGCTTCTTTCGCTCCCTCATAGGCATTCGTTACGTACGGATGCGTATCGCTGAATAGTCTTCCGTCTTTTCCGGGATTATTATCCAGTCCCGGTGCAGGCTGGTCTTTCGGATCATTGTCCCCATGAGGAGTTTCCGTGGACGGTTCATCCGTAGCAGCCAGTGAACATTTGCAATTCCAGCGGTCTCCCGGTCGATGAACATTCCAGAACGGGTGATTTATCGGCAGGATAGTTCCCCAAAAACCTTTATGGTCGGCTCCGGGATTTATACTGGTGCTGGGCATCCATTCCAGATTCGGCAGGATATCAGCGTATTGTTCAAAGCGCTGCCAGTCCGCTGCCTGGTGTGAACGTATGACAGCAGTGTCATATTCTGTCCGCAGCCAATGTTTTACATGATGATCCAGCATCGGGTGTACATCGTTTCTCCACTGTTCGAACGGTTTTAGATCACCATTCGAATCGAAGAGCCGTGTGGCGATATCGTTTTGCATACGGTGCACTTTGAAAGCGGAGAATACAGCATTGCCCCAGTCTATTTTCTGCCGGAACTCCACAGGAGGTTCTGTTCCGGATTCACTGATACCTTCATCGGTGGCTTCGGTAAAAATGCGGAAAGTCTCATTGAACAGGCTTTCCTCTATCTCTGTCATGGGTTGAAAGTCCTTTTCGTATATATGCTTCAGGGCACGTTGCAGGGCTTTATTATCGAAAATAAAAGCAGAGGCTACATCTTCATCAGTGGCATCCCGATACAGATCATTCATTACCAGTCTGAAGCCCCGTCCCTGTCCGGGGCTTTTCCGAAAAAACGGGTAGACCGGTTCTGTGGCTGTATGATCTGTGCGAACGGGTTATTCACCTTTTTCTTTTCTTCCATTTCCCCTTTCAACTGCTCATAATTATCGGGCTTTTCTACGTTCAGTTGCTCATACAGGTAGTCATCATCCAGGGGTAGGTCGAACACCGTTACAGCTTTCTCCAGCAATTCGGCACGGGTCTTTACCTGCTCCATGTCCGCGTCCTCCACATAAACGAACTCACCTCCTTTAGTATTCACTCCCAGAAATGCAAATATGTCTGTCATATCATAATTCAGCAGGTTCAGGATGGAAAGGGCATCCTGCTCTTCCAGTTCCTGCTCTATGTCCTGATGCACGGTACCCAGTGCCTGTGTGCCTGTCTCACTGGCTTCGGTGGTAAGAGTATTGCCAAGTACAGCCTTGCTCATTTCAGCATTACAGCGTTCCACGAGACTGCTGTACAGTTCACTGCTACCTGTTGTGTTTCCTGTTTCCACAAATTCCAGGTTAGATCCTTCCGGACAAAAGAAATCCATTCCTCCGCCTTGTTCCCGTGCAGCTTCCATTGCATTGTGCAAAGCTTCCGGGTCCGCCGCATCGTATGTATATTTACGTACCGGCATGCCGAATATCTCGGAGAATTGCGCCCAGTCACCAATAGTTCCACGCTTATAGATAACGTATGGAGCTGTACGCGCTAGAATCCCCAGCGGTTCTTTGCCCCGTATCATCAGCAGGTCTCCATAATTATCAAAACTTTCACCGTTGATGTCTTCTTGCCGTGTTTTGATGATGCGCAACACTGGATCTATGTGTTTGCGTGGTGCCAGATAATAATCTATCCAGCCTTTGGTATTGATATAGAACTGAACGAGCGTAAATCCCCAGTATTCCGCATCCAGTGCGTCACTGATAAATCGGAGGAACCAGGGTGATGATATCTGCTCGTTCACTTTATCATCAGGTATGCCGTTATGGCGAAATTCAATCTTCCTGCTTAGTACTCCGCTTTTCCGTTTTTGTACCACGCTGAACAGATGCGGGTCCATCAGGCTTTCGCTATAGATGTCATACAGCCTGACACGTCGTGTGAAATCTACGTTTTCAGCACTGCGGATGGCCTGCATATAGTCCCCCAGACCTATTCCGAAACGTTGTGGCTGTGTCAGTATCACCGTTGCTCCGGGACGGGTTACGTTACTCCCTTCGGTGATGCGTTTACTTTTTGCGGCTTTGTTCCGGAATACCGGAAACCTGTCTAATATATTCATAAATGATTGGTGCGTTTAGGGTTACTACTCATCAGCCAGGGGCTGTTCTTTTTCTGCTCTTCTTCCGGGAGCTTCGGTGCGCCGTCTATCGTTATTTTAAATGTCGCCACCTGTTTCAGCCATTCCATTGCACGGTCGTAGCGATCCTTGCGTATCTGCGACATCTTCTGAGGATTGTGAATACTGAACAAGTGATACACGGCGATATCTACCGCCATCATCAGTATAAGCTCATTGCGGGCCGTGCCTTCGGCCTTGAATATGGTATCAGTGTCATATCGTGCACTGAGATATCCGCGCATTTCGGCAATGGCACGGTCCTCGCAGATCTCAATGATGGCGTTATCATTACGGGTCAGGGCATCCAGTATTTCGCGATGGATGCTGGCATCGTAATCTTGCGGAGTTATAAATTTACTCATGGCTATAATCGTTTGGGGTTCCGGCGGTCATTACGATGTATCACAGTCACCGGTACCAGTTGTTGAATCTTCTTTTTGATGATGCAGTAACCGCCTTCCACGCAGTCGGGACCGTCGGCGGGAAATTTCAGCCGCAGGGTGAACAGTCTGAACTGGTCGTCCAGACGTTTCATGTGCGGGTTGTTTCTTTCAGCTTCGTTGAGGATAAGGTTTCCTTCCCGGTTTAAAGGTTCCAGGTTGGCTTCGATACGGGTAGCCTTGTCGGTCTTTCTTGCTTCGTCGGGCTGGATGTATAATTGGATATTCCTTTCACGGCGTACCTTGCCCACCAAAGGCTTGAATACCTGCTGGAAGAAAGGGTCCTGCAGTTTATTGTTCTCCATGTAGCAATACACAGGCACCTTGCCGCCTACGTACTCCAGCAGCTGTACATACCAGTCGATGAACTCCGCATTCAGCCCGCGGTCTAGGCAGGGCTTGATGATATAGAGTTTCGGACCGATCATCCCCATCAGGATACAGCTTTTCGTACTGCTGTTCTTGCTCTTGTTCTCGCCGGGTGCCGGGTCGCCGTAAATGACCAGGAACTGGAACTTCTTGAGGTCAGGTACTTTGCCGTAAGTGATCTCCTTAAATACTTCGCCTTCTGTCACCGGATTGTTGAAGTATTCCGTCTGCTGGGCGGCAGTACTGATTTTAGACAGAGCGATATCAATACTTTCTTCTGTATTTTTAGACGGCCAGGTACTGTATCCTTTTTCATCACGGATGTTCACTACGTCCCAATGATCAGCCATGTGTCCGGCACGTACCACGCAGCAGTCACGGGCAATGATATTTCCACAGAAAACAATCAGTGTTTTTACCGCCGTGTCACGTGTCCCGTACAGTGCTTTTTCCCACCATGTCCAGTTCTTGTCTATCGTGTCCGGATTCCGGCAGCCTTCATCCGTATCGAAGTCATCTACCAGCAGCACATCCGGACGGACAGCGCCGTTGCGGCTGCCACGAGGAGCGTTTCCGGCACCGACAGCACGGAATGAACAACCGCATTTGGTGATAAACTCCTCGGCACACCAGTTGCCGAGATTCACCTGTACACCATAATAAGCACGTATCAGGGCATTCTCTTCAAACTGTTTCTTATAAGGATCGAGCAACCGGACAGCACTGTCCTGTGTGGCGGAAGCCATCATCACGTTGCACTTCTTTTTCGTAAGCGCAAGGTACATGACGATAAACATCACCGTCGTACTTTTCGCCAGTCCCCGTGCCCATGACAATACTTCGAACCATTCCTCGTGTTTGATGCAACGCCGGATAGCCTTTATCTGGAACTCTGCAAATTCAAACTTGCAGTACTCGGGGAAAAAGAAGCTGATCCATTCTATCGGATCAGCTTCCAGACGGGCACGGTCCTTGGCAATCTGCGCTTGCGTCAGATTGACGTCGGAATTTTGGCGGCGAAGTCCGGATTCATAGAAGACTGCCCATTCCCTAAGCGCATCACGGTCTTTTTGCGTCTGTGTCATAAACTATCCTTTATAAAAGCGTCCCACAATCGAAGAAACTCCTTGCTCTTATCCAGATCGAACGGTCGCAGCCAGTTGATGAATTTCATACCTACACTGATAATGTCGGCAACACCTACATCTGTTTCCATCTTCTTAATAGCTGTCGCCAACTTGTTCAGTGTGTCGGCTTCAGCGGCATTGGCATAACGCTTTCCCTCTTCACGCTCACTGATCACACGGTTGATCTCCGCTACTTGCCGGTGCAGGCTGGCAACCTGCTGTTCTCGGGTAAGTGTCATGCCTACTTTCATTTCCTCCCATTTCTCCGCTGCTATCCAGCGGTTGATGGTGTTGCGTGATACACCTACTTTGTCCGCGATCTCCTGTTGTGTCAGGTTATCTTTCAGATATAATGTGCGGGCATAACCCTTTTTCTGTTGTGTGGTCAAATCTGCCATGATGATAAGTCGTTAGAATTTACACAAAGGTCATTATCCCGGAGGTGAACAGGAAAAAAGCGCAAAGAGGTTACAGACAATGCCACAGCGCCTGCATACTTGCCCGCAAGCGTTACACACTTTTTTGTACGGTTGCCCCTGTCACTATAAGTTTGTGACAGATTCAAAGCCGGAGACGCACATTGCATCGCTGCCGGCACTATATCCTAAATGCTGAAATATGATTCTTTTTAAATCCATACTGAATGAAAAGACTGCCAGTCTGCTGCTCTACGGAGAAATCAGTGACGAAGGCGGTGACGGCAAGATAGCCAGCCGTGACATCGTGAACGAAGTGATGTACATGGACGGCAGTTATGAGAACCTGAATATCCGGATCAATTCCATTGGTGGCGATGTCTATCCCGGTATTGCCATTTTCAACGCTATCCGGCAATGCAAGAGTAACGTCACGATCTACATAGACGGTATTGCCGCCAGCATTGCAGGAGTCATTGCCCTGTGCGGAAAACGGGTGGAAATGAGCCGTTATTCCCGCATGATGCTGCATAATGTCAGCGGTGGATGTTACGGTAACAAAAAGGACCTTCAGGACATGATCTCTACTATCGAAAGCCTAGAAGACACCATTGCTGAAATTATTTCCGGACGTTGCGGCAGGGATAAGGAAGAAGTGAAGAACGCCTATTTCGATGGTACCGATCACTGGCTGAAGGCGGACGAAGCTCTCGCCCTCGGACTCATTGACGCCATCTACGATGTGGAAGCGGTACCCGATGAAAGTACCACAGACGATATATACCGCATATTTACTAACCGGCTGGAGCTGGAGCAACAGCCACAAAACCCTGATAAAATGAAATTGGAAGACTTTAAAAAGATTCCCCGCTTTGCCAACTGCGCGGACGAAGCGGCAGTGATGTCCATGCTTGGCGATACTGCCCAAAAAGCGGACAAGGCCGATGACCTGGAAAAGGAGAACGGTGAACTGAAAGAACAGCTCAGCCGGCAGGAAGAGGAACGGATCGAGACAGCCGTAACGGATGCTGTAACAGACGGGCGCATTGGTGCCGATCAGAAAGATACCTATAAGAACCTTCTGAAGGCTGATTTCAAAAACGGTTTGACTGCACTGAAGGCGATGAAGCCTAAGAAGCTGCTGAAAGACAAGTTTGAGAACCAGGAACCGCAAGCCGGTGAAAGTCCTTGGGAAAAACGTCAGAAGGAAATACGTGAGAACATCCGGAAATAACCTGTAATACGCAAAGATATGATACCGATTAAAAATCCAAAGAATGCCAAATTGGGCGGTTCGTCCTACTTTGGCAAGAATGTCGGGAGCAGCGTACGCAGTGCCGGCAGTGCCCCACAGATACGTGGGCGACAGAAGGTTAAATACTAACAACTAATAACTTACAAGGACAATGGCTATTCAAGGATTGAATACTACCAACTATTCCGGCGAAGTGCTGGAAAATGTACTGACCCTTGCCACTACAGGCAATAAGTTGGTCAGCAGGGGACTGATTATGGTTATCCCCGGAGTGAACAGCGCAATCAGCATTCCACGCGTTAAGGCGGGAAAGATGTTGCAAAAACGAAAGGAAGACCCTACGAAAGCTGACAGCAAGGGGGACTTTACTTATAGTGAAAAGAAACTGACACCTAAGGATATGATGGCATTTACGCTCTTCAATCCCCGCGCGTTCGAACATATCTGGCGTCCGTTCCAGCCTTCGGGAGACCTGGTGTTCCGCCAGTTGCCCGGCAATGTGCAGAATATCCTGTTACAGGAACTGCTGAAACAGGTAGGACACGAACTGGGTTACCAATACATTAATGGTACATACGAAGACGGTTCGGACGATGCGCTCCTGATGGACGGTATCCTGACACAGGCTGCCAAAGATGCGGATATCGTGAAGGTAAAAAGTGTAGGAACTACGATGCTGCAACGTCTTAAAGAACTGCGTACAGTGATTCCGGTGACCATGCGCAATAATCCCAACCTGCGCATTCTGATGAGCGTGACGGACTTTGACACGTATGATGACGAACTGACGCAACTTGCAAATAAAGGTGCGGCTCCTACGGATATCAATCAGGAACGTTACAAGGGCATTCCGTTTGAAGTGTTGACGCAATGGCCGGAAGGCTTGATGGTAGCCACCATTTGTGACAGTGGCATGAATGGCAATCTGTTCGCCGCCGTCAATCTGCAGAATGACGAAAACGTGATTCAGATTGACAAGTGGGCGAATGCCAGCGAGCTTTATTTCTTTAAGATGCTGATGAAGGCAGATACGCAAATTGGTTTCGGTGAAGAATTTATCGCAATTGATTGGCGTGCTGACGGTGCGTTCAAACCAACTGTTGAAGGATAAGGAGAGCGGACGATGGCAAAGAAAGAAAAAGTTACGGTGATTGTCCTGGAGGAGTTTCAGGACAAGTTCGACCACAAGACCATGTATCCGGCGGGAACAGAGCTGGAAGTAGACAAGGAACGCGCTGATGATCTGGTAAGTCGCAAACTTGCTAAAGTCAAGGAAATGAAAACTCCCAAAGATCCGAAAGAACCCGAGAAATCCAAGGAAGTAAAGACTGAAACAGCAAAGACTGAAGCTGAGAAAGCTGAAGAAGGAGAGAAAGACGATGACAAGGGGACTGAGAAATAATAATCCCGGTAATATCCGGAACAGTAAGACCGTGTGGCAAGGAGAGATTGTTCCCTCTACCGACCGTAGTTTTAAACAGTTCAAGACGATGGCTTACGGCTATCGTGCTATGATCAAGCTCTTGCAGAACTACCGGAAGTTGAATGGATGTCGCACGATATCGGACTTCATCAACCGATGGGCACCTCCTGTGGAAAACAATACATCAGGCTATATCAGCCGGGTATGCAGGGAAATGCAGGTGCCCTCCAGTTATGTTCCTGATGTGAACGACAAGGGAACCATGTGCGCCTTTGCAGCTGCCATGTCACAAGTGGAAAACGGCATTCCTGCGGTGATGGAAGACGTACAGGCAGGATGGGACTTACTCTAAGTTAAGGAGGAATAAGATGGATACACTTGAATACATGAAGCTGGTCTGTGGTATCCTTACGGTTATCATCACCTACGGAGGATTCAGGATGTATACCGACAGACGGAAATATATTCAGGAGGTGGAGAAGCTGAAGGCGGAAGTCCGTGACGCGCAGGTGAACACCCGTGGCAGCGAGCTGGACAACGTTCAGAAAGCGATGCAAATCCTGATGGATGAAATTGTAGAACCTTTAAAGCAAGAAATAAATGCGATTCGAAAAGAACTCGGAAAACTTCGCCGGGCTGTTGAGAAGTCCAACAGTTGCCGTTTTGCTACTAACTGCCCTGTGCGTGATGAGTTGCAAAAGCCCGAAAAGATTGGAGAAGATTACCTCCCTAGACAGCCTGTACAGCGCAAGAGGATTCGTTCTGATACAACAGCCGGTACCGCCAAGCATTGCAAAAACGGTGTTTCCGACCAGAACACTGAAAACGATACCGATAGGAACAGGCTTTAGTACCCGCAGCGGACAGGCAACCGTCAACGTGACGCGGGTATCGGAAGATTCAGTAGAGGTAAGCGCCACTTGTGACAGCCTGGCACGTGAAGTAATCTTCCTTCGTGAAGAACTGACACGCATCCGCAATGAGACCGGTGAGGAAGTGGAAGAACCTCCTCCGCAGATTGTGAAGGAACCGACCGGATGGCAGTGGTTCCAGATATGGACAGGACGGATAGCCGTTGCCGTACTTATTCTGATAGTGATCAAACGGTGATTGAAATGAATTTAAATAATATAAATTTTATGGCAGAACTAGGATATGTGCATGGTAGTGACATGCTTGTCGGATTAATGGTTGAAGATGCTTTTTCCCCACTGGGGCATTCAAAGACCTGTACCGTCAGTAATAAGGCAGAAACCAAAGAACGTGCAGTAAAGCCGACTTTGGCGGAAAAGGCAAAAGCGGCTAATGCCGGCAAGTGGAAAGAAAAATCAGTGAGCGGTCTGTCCGTCGAAATCAGTTCGGAAGGATTCCGGTTCTACGGAGATGAGATGGGGTATGACAAATTACTGGAACTTTGGGAAAAGAGCGAACCTGTGACGGTACGTTATGCGCTACGTGGAGAGGAAAAGACGAAATACCGTGAAGGAAAATTCCTTATCACAAGCCTGGAAGAGACATCTCCTTCGGATGACGACTCTACCTATACTATCTCTTTGGAAAACTCCGGTCCGGTTGAGACCAAGACTGTAGCTCCACAAGGATAATGTATCACCCTTAACTTGTATCATCCAATGAATAAAGTAATCATTTGTGCGAAAGAATATCCCTCGCGCGTGACCATGGGGGCAATGATCGACTTCAAACGCGAAACCGGCAGGGATGTCAACGAAATCGGTGCTGATGTGGAACAGCTGACCATGTTTATGTATTGTTGCGTCCGCAGTGCTTGCCGTGCTGATAAAATCGACTTTGCACTGACCTTCGAACAGTTTGCCGACGGCATCAACCTGGAAGACTTTACCGCCTTTCAAAACGGCATGACGCCGGAAGAAGACGGATTAAAAAAAAGAAGGGGACGAAAACATAACGATTGAATCTCTGATGGGACTGGCGATGGGGTGTGTCGGGATGTGTCTGAATGACTTCTGCCGTCTCACCCCGTCGGAGTTTACGGCCGTCTTCGAAGCCTGGCAACAGCAGGAGACGTACGCAGAGCGCAGGGGGTGGGAACAGGCACGCTTCCTTGCATGCAGCATACTGAAGCCCTACAGTAAAAAAAGTCTGGAATTAACTGACGTATGCCGGTTCTCCTGGGACGCGAAACCTGCAAGGGAAGTGGAGGAAGAACCCAGTACACAGGAAAGGTTCGATGAGATCAGGGCTCTGTGGAGTGGGATTTGAGACCTTTCTTTTCCTCTTCCAGTTCGTGGATGAGTTCATCAATATCCTTTTCGGTGATGGTACAATCATCTTTCTTGAAGAGTCCGTACAGACCGATAACGATGAATAATACTATAAAGAAACCTCCAATAGTCATAACTGTTTGATTTTTACTTCACAAATATATGGAAAAAGTTTCATTCGACATCATACTTAACCTGAAAAATAATGTTTCGGGGGCGTTAATTAGCGTCAAGAAGCAATTCGATGCCATAGATCAGGCTGCGGAACAGGTGTCTTCCACCACCAACCGTTTCGGAAACCTTTGCAGCAGGTTGAAAATGCCTGACCTGAATGCGTTTTTGGGAGTAGCCGAGCGATTGGGTGGTGTGCTGGGTGAGTTATCTCAGGGAGGTATGTCTTTCGGACAGTCTATGGCAGACCTTAGTTCCATCACTGGTATTGCGGGTGATGATCTGAAAGCTCTTGGTGAGAATGCTCGTAAGGTGGGCCAAGATTCCGGCTTGGGAGCTGGTACGGCGGCACGTGCGTATGCGATCCTCGCCAGTCAGATAGACGTTGCTGTCATTGGCATGTCGGGTTTGAATAACCTACAAGAAAAGAGCGTGACGCTGGCACAAGCCTCGGGCATGAGTATCGATGCTGCTGCAACATCACTGGCTGGTACAATAAATCAATTCGGGCTATCGGCAAATGAAGCAGAACGGGTGATTAATGTGCTGGCGGCAGGAAGCAAGTATGGAGCAGCTGAGATAGAAGAACTCTCTCAAAGTTTCAAAGTGGTAGGTTCAGCTGCTTCCGCCATGGGGCTAACTGTAGAGCAAAGTGCAGGAGCATTGGAAGTGCTGTCTAAAGCAAACTTGAAGGGTAGCGAAGCGGGAACGGCCCTGCGTAACATCATTCTGAAACTGAATACGGAACTGGGAGTTGACCTGAGCCGTACTTCTTTGTCCACAGCGTTGGACGCATTGAAACCGAGACTGACGGATGCCACTTATTTAAGCAAGCTCTTCGGCATGGAGAATATTGCCGCCGCGCAATATCTGATACAGAATTCATCGGCTGTCGAGGAGATGACCCGGAAAATGACGGGTACCAATGTGGCTCAGGAACAGGCGGCTGTACGGACGGATACGACGGCACACAAGATGGAAATACTACGCGCAAAGGTAGATGACATAAAAATCAGTTTTTCCAACTTATTGGGGCCGATGTCCGCCTATGCTTCCGTGATAGGTGAAAATGCGGTTGTGCTGGCTTCATTTTATCAGATAGGAACTGGTGCCGTATCCATGCTCAGTAAATATCATATTGCTGCAAAAACGGTAGTGGTTACTCAGATGGCTTTTAATGGAATACTAGGTTTGGGACAGCGCGCCCTCTACATTTATCAAATGCAAGTACTTGCCGCCCGTGTCGCTATCGTTTCTACCACGGGAGCTACAAAACTGATGAATATAGCCATTGCGGCAAGCCCGTACATGCTTGCTGCCGTCGCTGCCGTGGCTTTAGGAGTCGCCATTTACAAAATAGCCAAACGCAGTAGTGAAGCGGAGAAAGCACAAAAAAGGCTGGGTGATACAATGGCTGATATGAATAAGGAAGCCATTGTAGAACGCTCCCGGCTGGATAACTTATTTGAACCGCTTAAACGAGCTAAGGAAGGCTCGGAAGAATGGAACCAGGCAAAAGACAAGATTGTGGAACAATACGGGGAATATCTGTCTAAACTGGGTATTGAAATTAAAGATGTCAATACAGCCCGTACCGCTTATGAACAGCTTAGCCGTGCTATTCTTGATACAGCCCGCAACCGGGCTTTAGATGCTGCTACAGCCGGCGCAGCGGAAAATTATGCTGAAAAGGAAAGCGAGGCCTTAAAAAATATAAGAGAAAAACTTTATTCCGGCATCGGTTCAGGTAAAAGCAATATAACAGCCCAAGAAGCTGGAAAAGCATGGGCACAAATCCGTACCGCTGTACGTGCCGGAGAAGATATTCCTGAGGAAGCGCAGAATATTATAAAGAAATTGGGTAATAGTATGACCAATTCAGAAGGAAAAACTATTACCACTAATGTCTTGGGAACCACCATCACCAAACAAATATCCGCAGCAAGACGTGCGCGGGAAACATATGAACAAGAGATAGAACAGGCGAAATCCCTCTTTGGACAAACAGAGAAGATTCTGTATTCTGCTTCAGGAAACAGTTCCACAGGAAATGGAACGGGTGGCAATACCGGCAGTGATTCTTTAGAGAAGAAAGAACTCACCTTGGCTGACATCAAAAAGAAAATAGAAGAACTCCGGGCAACGCAACAGACTGCATCGGATGAAGAAGGACGTAATATACAGGGTCAGATCAATCAACTGGAGTCTCTTAAAAAGGCCAAGGAAAAAGCAATGGGTATCGGTGGAGACCCGACTTTCATGAATGGCAGTATTGATGCCATGAAAAATGAACTGGCCAAATATGAGAAAGAACTATCCGGCAAACCAATAGGAGAAGCCTCTATTGACTTGCAGATTAAAATTGATAATCTGAAAAATCAAATAGAGGGTGTCAAAATATGGATAGAGAAAGAAGCGTTCAAAGACACTCATGGTGAAATTAAGGTAGATGTAATTCCTTCTTCCAATGCCGGACGTGGTCTTGGGCAAATGGCGGAAGAGTTTCAAGACGAGAGGAGCAAGAAGAACCCGGATAGTGAGCAGAAGATACTGACGCATGATGCCATTAAAAAGATGAAGCTTCCCCAAATTGAGATGCCCAAGATTGATCCAAAGAAAAGCGGCTTTGAAAAATGGAACGAAGCGGTAGACACTGCTTATAAAAAGAATCAGGATCTAATCGAAGGCATGAGCGGCATTGGAAGCGTAATGGGCAGCCTGGGGCAAGCCGTCGGAGGAGCTGCCGGAGAATGGCTGAACTGGGGCGCGAATGTAGTGCAGGCTGTCGCAGCTGCGATCCCTCAGATCACGTCACTGCTGGGGTTGCAGTCAACACAAGTTGCGGCAAATACGGCTGTGGCCGGTTCCGGAGCAGCTGCTTCCACCGCAAGCATTCCGATTGTTGGCCCTATACTCGCAGTTGCGGCTGTGGCAAGTGTCCTGGCCGCTCTCGCCAATCTTCCCAAGTTTGCCAGTGGGGCAATAGCATATGGTCCTACAATGGGACTTTTCGGTGAATACTCCGGAGCACAGAATAATCCGGAGGTCGTTGCTCCTTTAAACAAACTCCGACAATTGATACAGCCGGCAGGTGGCATGGGAGGCATTGTAGAATTCAGAATTGACGGCAGAATGCTCCGTGGGGTATTAAATAAGGTAGACCGATATAACCAACGTACAAGATAATGGAAAAGCAGTTAAGATATCAGGGAGAGTTTTTCAGCGTAGCCGGTGTGCTGTGGCGCGTGGAGATATGGCAGGATGCGGACACTCCTTATCCGGTAGTCGGTGAGTTACGTTTCCCTTCGGATACTCCGTTATCATTTGAATGGTTTGAAACTGACAAGCTGGAACCTGTGCAGGGAAGCGGTGCAACGCTTCAGATAGTAAGCAAGGTGGACCGGCAATACAAGGATATGTATACCGTTGAAGCCGGAAGCATACGTATGGATGCATACAGGAACGATGTTTTGTATTGGAGCGGAACGCTGGATACAGAAACATACGAGGAACCTTTTTCATATGATAATGAATATGAAGTGAAGCTGACGTTCAGTGATTTTTCCTTGCTTGACCGTATGAATTTCTCGTTAAGTGGGGCACGGTCCATCGGCAGCCTTATTGAAACCTTTATAGCAGAGACGAAAATCAACCATCGGGGATTTGAAAAATATATATCAACTACATGCAATTCTGTTTCCGGTGAAATGCTGTATAATGTGGGAATAAGCTGCGAGAACTTCTATGATGAAGAAGGAGTGCCGATGACGATGCGTGAAGTCCTTGAAGAAATACTGCGTCCGTTTGCCTTACGTCTGATACAGCGTGCGGGAAAAGTATTCATATATGATTTGAATGCCGTGCAAACAGCATTTGAACCTCAAACGGTACATTGGGAAAGTGATGATGCGGTGTTGGGGGTAGACAGGGTTTATAAGAATGTGACATTGACATTCAGTCCATATCCGCAAAAAGAACTGTATACATCTACATTGACAGAAAAGATGTTGGATGAAGGGGCTGAACAGTATTATGTAGCGAAAGACACAAGCAAAAGTCCGTTTGATACAAACAATATCGGTTTCATGATCGAATTGAAAAAAAGTTCCGGAGTAAGTGGAGAAATAGAGATTGATACGGACAATGCCAGACTGTTCAAAATCACTCCTGTATTCTCCGGCAGTGAGTCCTTTGGCATCGCCGCACGTGTAAGAGATGTTTTTAAACCTCTTTTCTCCGGGATGGAAACCCCTGTAAATGCAAGTGGATATGGGGCAGCGAATAAACCTTTATTCACGGTACGGCGCATGTTGTCATTGCCGGAAACACACGCTGTTTTTAATGGCTATACTCCGGGGGTGGTTATCGATCCGCAGGCATGCCTTACGGATGTTATGTTACGTTTGAAGGTAGAAGCGCTGATTGACGCGCGCTTTAATCCTTTTGAGGAAGCCACTGGTACTAACAGAAAAAACGAATACGAAAAATTTCAAGGGATAAGTGAATATAACATATCGTATGCGTTGCGTATTATTGATACGAACGGGAGCGTCAAGATGCATTATGCGAACAGATACAATGACGGTAGCGCCCATAATGATTTTTATGCAACTCAATATGTCGAAATGAATGGAAAATGGATTGACGGAGGTGCTGTAACAAACAGTAAAACGACGTTGAGATATTATGACCGTGCAGGATATACCGGGTGGAAAGGAGGCTGGCAATCTAACAACGTTGGATATAGGTATTCATATGTTCCAAAGGAATCTGCCGGAGACGGAGATTTGATACCAATACCTCCCGGATGCCAGGGATGTATGCTTGAGCTGTCAATCTTAAATTTCTTCGGCCCTGTGAGAAGTCGGGGAGAAAATCCAACCCCTTTTAAAGACTACTACCCTAACTGGATATTATTTAAGATCCCTGAACTGACTTTAGTAAACTCCTATGGCAAGGCAATAGACGGAAATGATATCGAATACAAATCGTGGCTTAATTCTTCAGCCAAGGAAGAAAAGAAAATAGAAACGATTGTCGGTACTCCACGTACTTCGGCAAATTTCGGCATGGGGATGCTGATGGATGTGTCATCGCGTACTACATTGAGCATGTTTACTCGTGCAGGCGTAACCGCTCCTTTGGAAAAACTATTGATAGGCACTTGGTATAGTAACTACAGCAGGCGGATGAATATGCTTTCGGGAACTGTACGGCTATTGGATGGCTTTGGTACCTATACAGATGCGAATGAGACCGATACCTATTTAATGGTGTCGGAGGTTCAGGATGTGCAGTGGGATGAGAGTAATGTGAAGTTAGCTGAAATAGCGCCTGACAATTTTGAAGGAGTAGAATATGAATAAAATCATGAGGGAATATGAAGAAGCAATATAATATACTCATTTCAGAACGCAAGCCTGTCCCACGTAGTAAAAGGCTACGTGAAGCCGGACAGTCCGCTTCGTCTGCGGCTGTCCCTGTGTCAGGCAATGCTGGAGGGGCTGGAATTGGAAATGGATCAGATACAGGTATAAGTAGAGATATCCGTGTCAATTCACCATCTGTGGGACATATTATAACAGGCAGTGTTCTTCCTAGTGGAATGAGATACGAACAGATATTCCGAAAGATGCTTTATGCGCCTACTCCTGCGACACTAATAGGCAAATTGTCAACCGCTAATGATGTTGAGTTCGGATCAACCAAAGGTTTCATTACATATACCGTCACCCGCAACGACAATGGTGCAATGATCAAAGCATTCTACGATGACAAAGAAGAAAACGTATTGGAATTCACAGGCGATCCTGCCGGCGTTCAAACCGCAACAAGGCAGTTACAAGGAAACTACACACAGGGAGAATCCTATACTGCAACAGTCATATATGCCGCTTCTGAAGACGGAGATATAAAAGAAACGATTTTGACCAGCAAGATCAGCGTGAATGTACATAGAAAATGGTTTGCAGGCGTTTGTAATTCGGTTCCTACGACTTCAGCCGAGGTGCGGGCACTTTCAGGCAGTGGATTGTATAAGGGCACCGGATCGTACAAGTTCACAATAGGCAATTATAAGACTTTCGTTATCTGTATTCCAAACGGTACCATCAAGGATGTTTCACTGGAGAGATACCAATATAATTTCATGGATTTGGATTCTGCTGCCACTCCGCGAAAGATCAGTGTTGAAGGTGCTAACGGAAGTACACCTTTGGAATATACGATGTATGTGTTCAGTACGGCTACGACAAGCAGCGAAACGGATAATTTCACCTTTAAAACGAATTGAGTATGGCACTAGATATAAAAGGGAGCAGTTTCGCCGGCAGGTACAAACGTGTCAATGGTTATTCTATTGATTCGACTGACGTGTGGGAAACCTTAGAAGAAGCCCGTGTCTATGCCCGTAATACAGATACGGAGCCTTATGTTCCCTATGCCGGACAAGTAGTTTCCGTCATTGAGAATGGAACTATTTATAAACTAGTAAAGGATGATACAGTACCTGAAACTGACGGCAAGAAACATTTCAAGCTTGCCATTATCGGCAGTAACAACGACAATGATGATCGGTATGTACGAAAAGACATAGCCGAAACAATCGAAAAGCTGATGACCTTCCTTGAAGGTATCAATGCGAAGGGGACATCCACGCTCGAACAGATAAAGCTTGTCGGTGACATCATTTCTAATAATTTCTCCACCGGCAGTACAGGATTCGGTATTTATAAAGATGAACAAGGTAATTATCATCTTGATATAGACTTCGTTGACATACGAAAAAAGTTAAGCATCAACGAGATACAAGTGCAGCAGTCTACCTATATAGGAGGGAAACAGTACAACACTAATGGTGGAATCATCTGTAACAAGGTTGAGGACAGGGGAGACGTTTACAGATGCTATTTCAAAACGACCGATGCCGAAGGACGGATTGTCAGAAATACCTTTGAAGTCGGTGATTTTGCTATCAGTGAGACTTTTGCACTGAAGACCGGAACAACATTTTATTGGCGTTATGTGAGCGGATGTGGTGATGATTATATAGAACTCTCCAAAACGAATTGCGCATCCGGTAGTGATGTGCCTTCTGTGGGTGATAATATCGTCCAGCTTGGTAACGAAACAGATCCGGTACGTCAAGGCGCAATCGTCTGGGACAGTGTAACAGTCGGCGGTCCCTACATTCGTATATATAAAGGTATCAACTCCTATACAATGCCGGAACCACTTATCGACCTGAATACTGTACTGAGTGAGATATCCGCTAAGTTCATTAATCAGGCCACAGGGAAAGATATAGACGATACTATTAATGACCTTCAAACGGACATGGATCTTGTCAGGGAGCAAACGGATAAGGAATACACTCTGTGGTTCTTTGACTACGATCCCACGCTGGAGAACCTGCCGGCATCCGATTGGACTACTGACGAACTTAAAACCATGCATGAGCAGGACATGTTCTATAATCGTCTGACGGGACATGGATACAGATTCGAACCGGATGACAGTTCATGGAGTTGGAATGACATAACGGACCATTTGACGCTGAAGGCACTGGAAGATGCATCCAAGGCTCAGGACACTGCTGATGGGAAACGGCGGGTATTCGTATCCCAGCCAAAGGATTCCGATGTTTATGATATCGGCGATATGTGGGTGAATGCAACCTATTCCGGTGAAGGTGTCGCTTATAAGAATGACTCTCTCGTCTGCATCACTGCAAAAGCGAAAGGAGCAGCATTCTCTATAAAACACTGGCAACCTAGCTCAACGGCTACCACCGCCTATCTTGAGAATTTAGGTGACCGGATACTCGCAGCCGTAACGGATTCGGAGGAAGGCATCGAAGCGGCAAAAAGACTAGCCAATCAAGGTATCAGCGATGCGTATGACGCTGCTCAGGACGCACTAAACGCTCTGGGAATTGCAAGAGATGCACAGGAAGCGGCAGATAAAAACACAGCTGTCATCCAGGTGACGAAGGATTCTATTGCCGCTCTTGTAGAAGGAATCCATTTTGATAATTCCGGTAATATCACAAACATTAATACGAGCGGATTGGTAACTACCGATGATTTCAATGTACTGTTATCTAAAAAGATAACCTTTGACGCGGAAGGTCATGTGAGTAATATCAGCACATCCGGTCTTGTTACAGAGGCAAGCTTCACGCATTTGTTTTCCAAGCAGGCTGCCTCAGACGGATATGTGAAGAAGGCGTACATTGACCTGTTTGTAACTGAGAATGAAAACGGAACGTTCCAGTCCAACGCACTAGTAAGTGCGGATAAGATTGACTTTAAAGGTGGTACCGTAAAAATAGCTGCAGAGAATATTGATTTTGAAGGTGCTGACTTTAAATTGAGTGCAGACAATATCAACTTTGAAGGTACTACCGTAAAAATAGCTGCAGAGAACATCTCCTTGGAAAGCTATGAATCTGATGGAGGTGGATTCAGTATTATTAATGGGGAATTAATGATAAATAAGGGCACCATAGGAGGTTTTGAAATAGGTGAGGCAGGAAGTCTATTTTGTGAAGGCCCCTCCCAGTTACATTTCTCCAATGGCGTTCTTGATACACTTATAGCTCCCGGTAAAATAGATCTGACCCGTTCATCTGTCGGAACAGCATTTAATATTTCAGGCATCTCATATAATTTCGCTCTTGGAGATAGCGGGCTAGAGTTAACGACAAGAAATCTAAAAATTACAGCAACTGGTTCATGGAATGTTCCAGGAGTTCTTGGATGTGTTGAAATTTACACTGATGGTACTATTGCCAATATAAATAGACAATGGGGGGATGGTGTATATATAAGTAGAGTTTTTCTTAATACAGATCGAGAATACGAATTTACCCATAATATTGGGCATACGGATTATTATTTCATGGCGATACCTTCAAGTAACTGGGTAGAAGGTTTCCATGAGGCAATACCTTCATATACTTACCTTGGGAATAAAGATTTCCGTCTGTTATTCAGGGCTGGAGATAATAGTAAAATAAGACCTGTATACTTTATGGTTGTAATTTTCGGTAAACCTTACAAATAATTTATTAATAAAATGAATATGAAAATCAATTTTAAGAGAATCGAGGCGCAGACTTCTTTCGAAGGCGGTAAACAGACCTTCGACACCGCTGAAACGGTTGGTAACGAAATGATGTACAACGGCAGCATCCTGCTCGACATAGGTTTTGAGGAACTGGCTAAGCAGATCTACTACTCAAGTGAAGAAGTAGAAGTTCCTGAACGGTATTGCAAGGCGATGGAACTGGTGGTGAAGAACTCACGTCTCATAGCTGCGGTGAAAAGAGAAATAATCAACCAGTTGAACAAGTAGTATGGGGTATATCAAGTTTGTTTTAAGTGTGCGCAAAACGGATGACAAGGGTAATACCACCCGTACCGTGATCAGCCGTGTTGAAAGCGACATGGCTGATACCGGCATGCTTGAGACAAACCTGATCATGCATGCGCTTTCAGCACGCGGAAAAATAGAAATCAAGGAGGAAGGCTTCCCGTATGCCTTCCCGTTAATATTTGGAGAATAGTTTT